GGGCGCCTCTGCGACCCCCTGCCGTTTGGTTACTAACCAAACTGGGCCTTTCGGCCCGTCACCGCCACGCTGACTTGAGCACGCTCAAGCCACGGGGTGTGTAAACGTCTATCGGACTTGGATCAGCTATCTGATCTAACAAGTTAACACGTTCCCAAGGCAAGACACCGCCTCTTTCGGTAAAATACCTAAGGAGGTTGGTCCAGCCAAGGTTACTATGTTTATTCTTGATAGGCGTCACTACGTTCACGAGGTACATACGCTTTTGATAGCGTTTGCTCCAACGTGTAGGTAGCGGCGCCTGGCCGATAGGTAGCCCATGGAACATTGGAACGCAGTCCGTAACGGACAGCTCTCCTTTGTGGGAATCAGGAAAATCGCTTTCGATTTCTAATTCCCCTTTGAATGGCACACGTCCATACTTGGACGTTACCAACTCTACGATATACTCGTAGACCATGAACAACCCGAGACGATAGAAGGAGTTAGCATAGCTAATCCAACTAGCATACTCGGACGCGGTGCGAGGATTAGCCCAGACCGACTTTATCTTAGTCGGTGTGACGTTGGCGCCTTTGAAAGCGTCTACACCACAGGACTCCGCGAAGGAGCCCTCTAGGCAGCTCTTGTCTCTGTTGACCCGAAGGCCAAAGAACTCAAGAGCCTCTATCACTTCCCTGGCTTTTGACCAAGGAATGATAATGTCATCCCCGTACACATGTACGGACTCTCTCAGATCCCAATTAGTGGGATCCGGAGCTCCGTAGCAATGCTTTTCAGCTTTGCTAAGGAGTGTCTTCCGTGTTCGCGTTACCACAGCGGTTACGATTGCCCACAAAGTTAGAGCCATAATTGGGAAACAGCAAGCTGATCCCATTGGCGCATACTTGTGGAGTTTTAACAATCGACCGTCGGGTAACTTCGTTGAGTCGCTTCTTACAGCTTTAAGAAAATCGTAGATTTTCTCAGGCCATAATAGGCGAACCAGACTACTCGAAACCATATCCGAGGCGTCCTTGAGGTCTAGTGTGACGTACTTATCCGGCGGGCCGTGAAGCCCAACTGGGTGGTACGCGCTAGAAGCAAGATACGCCCCGAATTGATTTGGTTTCTGATCAGTAAAGAAGACACTGTGCTTTGTAAGCCAGTGCTTCTCTACGTGATCGACAATCCTCCGACTTAGACCCTGCTGAACCCATTGAAAATCAACGGGTTCGCAGGATATCAGGCGGGGGCCGCGCGAA